GGTTGCAAGACCTAGCGCAAAAAAACGGAACCAGCCCAAACCCAGTTCTTCCGACTGAAAACGCAAACAGATAGCGCCAAGCTGACGCAGGAGCAACTGGCGCGGGCGCTCGGCACGACGACGCGAACGCTGCGCGAGTGGATCAAGCGCGAGGACTACCCGGCGGGCGCGAGCGTCGAGGATCTGGTGGCGTGGCGCGACGCGGCCGGGCTGGGAAGGATCAAGGACGGCAGCATCAATGGGCTGAAGGCCGAGCTGATGCGCCGCGACATCGCCTTGCGCGACTTGAAGCTCCAGCGCGAGCGCGCCGAGGTCGTCGAGCGCGAGACCGTGCGCGAGATGCTGCGCTTGCTCGGCACGAAGCTCGACCTGCTCCTGCGCCTCAAGCTCGAGGTCGAGCTCGGCCCGCGCGTGGCCGGCAAGTCCGCCGCGGAGGCGAACGTCGAAGGCGCGCTGATCCTCGACGAGATCCGCGAGGTCGTAAACGGCAACCTCGCGCGCTTCGAGCCGGACGCGATCAAGGCGACGGTGGCCGCGGAGTGATCATCACGTTGACCGAGGAACAGGAGGCCGCGGCAGTCGCGGCCGGGAGGGCTCGGCAACTGAGCGCCGAGGCCAAGCGCAGCGCGCCCGCTTTCCCCGAGGCGTGGCCGGGACAACTGCTCGACAATCACATCAGCGCGGCGTGCGCCGAGTCTGCGGTCGCTGTCGCGCTGGGCCTCGAGCCGTCGCTGGGCGTCGATGTCTACGCGGTGCCCGACCTCGACGGCACGCGACTCGAGGTGCGCTGGGCGCGCAATCCGCGGTTCGTGAAGGTCACGCCGCGCGACATCGCGCAGGATCGGATTGTCGTCGGCACGGTGGGCGCGCGTCCGCGGATCGAGATTCTCGGCTGGATCGCGGCGGGCGATGCTCCCGCTCGAGGGCGCCGGGCGATCTCGCCGCCGCCGTGCTGGTTCATCGATGACCTCGGCTGGGAGCGTTGGGAGCGCCTGACGCCCGAGATTTACGGCGTGGAAACCGGCCCGCGCTTTTCCAGAAAATAGTTCTCGCATTCCCGAGCCGCTTGGGTTTTCGTCTGTCTCGTCAACAACGACAACCAACCTCAACCCACCCTCCCTCCTATGAGCTTCAGCCTCTCCGCCAACCTCGGCAACTTTGCCTCCACGACGGTCGTCATCGCGGCCAACGATGACCTCGGCCGCGAGTTCCTTCGCCAGATGACCGGCAGCAAAGTCGCTCCGGTCTCCGTCGAGATCTACAAGAGCGCCTTCGGCGACGTCGTCCGCAAGGCGAACCAAGCAAACGTCAGCATCGGCTGACGCCCCCGGGCGCCTCGGAAACGGGGCGCCCTTTTTCCACCCAAAAAACTCTCGACAAGCGAAGCCGGTTGGGTTTCTCTCTGACCCGTGAACAACACCTCATCTACAAATCCGCAAGTCATCGAGGCCGAGGTTTTCCTCGGCAACTCCGTCCGCAAAATCGTTGTCAGCCGCCTGATCGGTCAGGCGATTTACTGGTCGCACGCCCGAATCGTCTGCCGTTTCCGCAGCGGCACCAAGCTGCACACCAAGGCGTGGGCGCGCGTCATCGAGCGCAATGGGCGCTTTGAGATCGCGAGCGTGCAAGTCGTCGCGAACAAAAACGCCATCGCCGTCGCTTGGGCGGATGATGAGATCGCGACGAGCAACTGGTCGCGCGAGGCGGCTTACTGCGCGTGACCACTCCCACCACCGACCAAATCCTCGCCGTGCTGCGCCACCTCGGCCAGCGCGGCGGGCGCGCGCGGACCGCGGCGAAGGCAGAAGCGGCGCGTCTGAACGGCCGCAAGGGCGGACGGCCGAAGAAGCAGCGCGCCGATGGCTGACGCTGCCAAACTCCTCGCGGACCTCGGGCTCCCGCGGCCGGACCGCGCGCCGATCTACGACTGGGCGCGCCGGCACGTCCAGCTTCCGGAGTCCTACGCGACGCCGGGGCCGTTTAATGTGAGGCTGTCGCCTTGGCTCGTGCCAATCTTCGACGCGCTGCAAAACCCGCTCGTCCGGCGCGTCCACTTCCGCAAGGCCGTGCAGGTCGGCGGCACGCTGGTCGCGGACGTCTGGTTGCCGTGGATCATCGCGAACGATCCCGGCCCGATCAGCTGGACGATGCAGACCGACGAGATGGTGGAGCGCCACGCGAAGTCTCGGCTCTGGCCGCTGCTCGAGCGATGCCGGCCGGTAGCGCAGATGCTGCCCAAGCCCGGGCCGCATCGCACGACGACGGAGGCTTATTTCGGCGGCTTCTTCCTGACGCTCAATGCGGCGAACCTGAGCACGCAGCAGAGTCAGTCGATCCGCTACAAGATCAACGACGAGCTGTGGCTGCCGCGCTGGCAGGAGATTTACGGTCACGCCATCGCGCGCGTGTCGAAGTTCGAGGAGGTCGGGCGGTCGAAGATCTACAACACGTCGCAGGCGCCGGTGATGGACGCCGAGACGGGCAACGTCGAAGACACGAGCTATCGCGGCGGAGATCAATGCGAGTGGCTCGCCGAGTGCCCGGCGTGCAAGAAGCTGCACCCGGTGACGTTCACTCAGATCAACGAGGCGAAGGAGCGGGGCGGCGTCGTCTGGAACAAGGACGCGCGCCGGGACGACGACACTTGGGACGTCGCGCGCGTCGTCGAGACCTGCCGCTTTCGGTGCATCAACTGCGGGCACGAGTCGCCGGACAACGACGCCACCCGCGCCGGCTGGGCGAAGACGGGACGCTACGTGGCAGAGAACCCCAAGGCTCCGCGCGAGTTCCGCAGCTTTCGGATCGAGGCGCTGGTCACGCGGCCGATGCGGCTCCTAGTCGAGGAATGGGCGCAGGCCGAAAACGCGTGGGTCCGCACCGGGGACGAGCAGCAGAAGATTGAGTTTCGGACCAAGCGCGAGGCGCGGCCGTGGATCGTCGAGCGGAAGTCGGTCAACCTGCTCATCAAGGACGCCGGCTATAAGCTGGCCGACCACGCCGACGGCCAGCCGATCCCGGACGAGACGATCCGGTTCCTCGCGATTGACCGGCAGCAAGATCACTTCTGGGCCGAGGTGGGCGCGTTCTCGACCGGGCGGGGTCCGCGGTACCGCCAGCTCTGGTTCGGCCGCATCGACACGCGCGACCAGCTGCGGCAACTCCAGCAGCGGTACAAGGTCGCGGACGCCTGCACGGCGCAGGACCGCGGCTACCGGCCGGCGGACGTGGACCGCGATTGCGCGGAGTTTGGCTGGAGGTCGATGCGCGGCTACGGCCGGCGGACGTGGACGATGCGCGACGAGGCCACGGGCCAGATGATCAACTTCCCGTTCTCGGATCCGCAGGTCAGCGACTACCGGGGCGGCGACGTTTACTTTTACAACTGGAGCGGCGACTACTTCAAGGACGTCCTCGCGGCCGCGCTGGAGGGCAAGGGCGACCTGCGCTGGGAGATGCCGAGCGACGTCAATCGCCTGTACCTCGAGCACTTGAAGGGTGAGCACAAGGTCGAGGTCCGCACCGGCGTCTGGGAGTGGCGCGAGGTACGCAGCAACGCGCCCAACCACGGCCTCGACACCTCTGCGATGCTGCTTTGTATGGCGACGATTGCGGGCGTGATCCGGTACGTGCCGCAAAAGCCGTAGCAGGGCGGGCCGTCAAAACGCATTTGACGGGGGCCGCTTCTTTATGGCGGCTGACAACCCTTTCCTCGATCTCGACGTCGGGACGCTGACGACGCTCAAGACCAAAGTCTTGGACGCAATCCAAGCCTGCCTGCTCAACACAAGCTACAGCTTGAACGGCAAGTCGGTCACGCGCGCGGACCTTAACACGCTGAACAAGATGCTGGGCGACATCGCCGCGGCGATTGACTATCAGAACGGCAACACGACCGACACGACGTTTGTCAGCTTCACCGGCAACTAAGATGCACACCTTCGACCCGGCAAAAGTCATCGCGCAGCGTCCGTGGTTCGAGCGCGCGCTGGAGGTCGTCGCGCCCGGTGCTGCGCTCCGGCGGATGCAGGCGCGGGTCGAGGCGGCGCTGTTCTCGTACAACGCCGCGCAGACGAACCGGCTGTACGCGCCGATGCAGTACGGCCAGCCGAGCGAGTCGTCGCAGACGGTGCGCGAGCGAGTCGTGATGATGTGGGAGGCGCGCAACCTCGTGGAGAATTGCCCCGAGGTGAAGGAGATCTCGCGCAAGTTCGGCAACTACCTGACGCCGACCGAGTACTCGCCAAGCACGGGCGACCGCGACTACAATCGCGTGGTGAGCGAATACTTCCACGACTGGTGCAAGACGGCCGACGCCAGCGGGCGCAACTCGTTCCGCAAGCTCGTGCAGGTGGCCGCGGAGAACCGCCCGGTTGACGGTGACTGCGGCTTCGTGATCCGCCGCGTGGGCGACGGGCTCAAGCTACAGCTGATCCCGGCAACGCGGATCGGCAACCCGAACGATCAGGGCCTCAACTCCGAGAACTACTTCGAGGGCGTGATCGTCGACGAGTTCGGCGTGCCGGTCGCCTACCGCATTTACCGCGTGACGCGCGAGGGCGTTTACTTCGGCGCCGAGGACGTGCCGGCGGCGAACTTCGTCCACTACTTCGATCCCTTCCGCG